AGGTTCGTGGCAAGAAGAAATTGGCGCGCCTGAAAAAAGCAGCGACACAAGACGTGACTAACGCTGAATTGCTGTTCATCCACACAAAGGGAAGCCCGCTCAAGCACATCCCGGCACGGCCTGTCATTGAACCAGCGATTGAGAATGACAATCAGAATAAGGGCATCATCAAGCGCGAACTTGCCGCCAGTATAAAGGCCGATATTGAAGGTGACTATGCGACTGCTGTCAAGAAGATGAAGCGTGCGGCGATGGCCGGGCAAAATGCCGCGCGAAAGTGGTTCACTGATCCAGCAAATCACTGGGCACCAAACACACCCGGCACTATCGCGCGCAAAGGTAGTAGCAGGCCGTTGATCGACACTGGCGCTTTGCGGCAATCGATCATCGGAATCATTAAGGAAGAATAGGAGCTACATAGACCGCAAACGACTACACAGAGCACTTGACCACGTATTGAATGCAGCTAAAGAGCACGCCTTCATGATGCCAGAAGCATCGTCAGAGAAGTTTCCTAAGTGTGGTCTCTGTGGGAAGACTAAATGGAATGGCCCGCATAAAGACAGTGATAGCCAACCTGTATGTACTAATGGTTACCCGCCCACACGGGCCGGCATGTTTCAGCGTGATCGCGATAGATTGATTATGCAAAGAGTTAATGCAAAGGCGGGCGATGGCGTCAACCAGGGGCATGAGCTGGCACGCTGCTTATGAGAAGGCCCAGGAGATGTGGGGAAAACTAGCAACAGTGGAAGCGCCTGCATCAGCTTACACTGGTCGTGCGGCTTATGGAAAGTGGGGCACGTACAAAGTTGGTGTACGACCATACACGGCTGCGGCCGTGGCGCTTGCTACATTCTTACTCACTATGAGCCACCATTGAGGAGACACTTATATGGAACGACGCGCTAGACTACACAGAGCGTTGGACGAAGCTTTAGGCCATGACGCTAAAACCATTAAATGGTCAGTTCAACCTTTGCCTACTGGGCCGTACAAATCATTTCAAAGGCGCGGTTGGCCTAGCGCTACTTACAGCGATGGTAGACTTGCAGTATCACTAGGCAGCGCATCTGGTGAAGATTATAATTCACGCACGGCTGAAACTGAATCTCTGTGGATTGGTGTACGCGACCACTCGGTTAAACCACCTGAATATCGCCGCCTAGTAACTCGCGCTCAAGGTGTTAAGGCAGCAAAAGCATTAGCCGAGCGCTTTATTGCTCAGCATCCAGAGTACGCGGCATGATCGACGTCAGCGAAGTTATCAGCGACCCAGACTTAGTAGCGCCTCAGCAGTACATTATTCTGCGTAGCACTGGCACGTGGGTGCCTGGCGGTTTCCAAAGTACGGTCTCCACTTTGCAAATGTTCGGCCCGGTGCAGAATTCATCGCCCAAAGAAATAGCGATGGTTCCAGAAGCAGATCGCGTAAGCTCGATGATGTCTTTCTGGAGCACGGTGCCGATCTACGTGACGCGGGCAAATGCGGCGAGCGACAAGCTCCAATATCCGCCTGGCGGAGAGACTTACCGAGTGGTCAATGTTTACCACGATCCAGGCTGTGGTTACTGGAAAGCTATTGTGGCGCGTGAGAGCGCTACGTAAAACCTCCACTGTGAGCCAGCCTGCGAAAGGCATAGGAAACCTCATTCCAAGCCCATCGACTCCACCAGGGCCGTCCTGGCTCCACCAAATGGCCCTCTAAAGGAGCCGAATGACCACCTCAATCACGTATCCTGACGGCGCCACGCTTGCCAGTTCAGCTTTGACTGTTCCACAGATGAATGTTATCATGCAAGCGTGGACTTTGGCTGCACTTGGCGTCATTCCACCAGACTACAGTCGAGTGCGCGTAGACTGGCCAACGGAAGGGCAGCCGTTTGCCAGTAGCCCATCACAAGATGTCTGCTTTGTTCAATGCGCCACGCAAGACAATGAGTACAGCCGCATACGCGATCTGGTAAATACCGGTACTGGCCCTGTATTGGAAACATGGAACTATACTTCAGGGTGGCGCGTAGCTTGGTGTGCCTACGGGCCTAATGCCACTGACAACACGCGGGCCATCAAGTCCGCACTGTTCCTGGATTATTTCACCGATCAGCTAAGTCTCAATAACCTCTTTCCGCTGCCTGATCCGCCAAACCCAACGTACCTCCCTGAAAACTTCAATGCCCTGTGGTGGGCCCGATCAGACTTCCACGTTGATCTTTATGAAAATGTAACAGAAACGCTTACAACTCCCACTGGCGGTTTTGTTACCAGTGTTGAAATCAAGGTTTATAACGGTGCACCAAGTGATCCGGTGGCCGACTTCACAGTTCACAAATAGGAGAAAACAGCCATGGCACAGACGCCACCTCTTGCGCTAAGTAATATCGTCAATATCTCGGTGACGGTCTCGCCTAGTGCTGTTACAGCTAACAGCTTCAATCAGGGACTATTCGTCGGTCCTAGCACGGTCATCCCATCTTACGGGACTAATCCGCGGTTGCGCCAATATCCAGCGCCGGGCACGGCGATGCTTAGTGACGGCTTTACTTCCGTATCGCCTGAGTACATCGCGGCTCAAATCTACTTCAGTCAGACGCCACAACCACAATACATCTGGATTGGCCGGCAAGATCTTACTGCCATTGGTACAATCGCCGTCGATGGCCGCACTGTAACAGACGGCGTCATGTCGTCCAGCGTAGCACCAACTCACCTAGCTTCTGCCACAGCTAACTTCCAGGCAGGTGATGTTGGTGCTGCTATTGTCATAATCGGCGCTGGTGCAGCTGGTGCAAACCTTACGACAACTATCGCTTCCGTTACAAGTACTACCGCCGCAGTTCTGGCAGGCTCCTGCCTCACGACTGTTACTGCGGCGCAGACCAGCATCGGCTTCACCGGCTCGGGCTACCACGCAAACGACGTCGTCAGTATTACGCAGGCAGGAGGCACTTATGGCTTTGCAACTATACTAACAGTCGGCGCAGCGGGGCAGGTTCTTACCATCGGCGTTAATCCTGGCACGCAGGGTACAGGTTACACAACTGCTACCGCGCTACCTACAGTAGCCATATCGCCGTCTATAGGCACTGGCCTTGAGGTCAACATCACAGCAGGCGAGTCATTGCTGCAGGCTACGCAAGCATGCCGTGCGGCCAGCAATACTTGGTATGGTCTGTCAGTTAACAATCCGAGCGATACGGATAACCTGCTCATCAGTGAGTGGGCTGATCCGCTGTGGCAGACCACACGCTATTACCCGTGGTCCGCCAGTTCCGGTATTCCTAACGGTACAGCTGGCAATGTCGCGCTGCAACTGCAGACACTTGAATTACGCGTATTGGGAACTTATGCCACTACGCAGAGTGGTTTGTATCCAAACAACATCTACGCCGCTGCGGGCTTGATGGGTGTTGAGATGGGGCTTAACACTGGCTTAGCCAACAGTTTCTTTACTGTAGCGCACAAGCCTATCGTTGGTATCGCGCCAGAGCCGCTTACGCAGACACAGTACACCAACATCATCAATGCCGGGTTTAGTGCTTATGGCGATTTTGGCGGGCAGTCTAACATGCTTGAGCCGGGCTTCATGTCCAATGGTTCACCATCATATCTCTGGATCAACTTGGCTATGCTGGTGCAAAGTTTGCAGATAAATACTATGGCCGTACTGCGCAACAACCCGGCTGTGGCACAGACAAACTCAGGGCAGCAGCTGTTAATTCATGCGGCTAATGATGCTTGCGATACGGCTGTTAATATCGGGTTTTTGGCGGGTGCCACCTGGAACGGCGTCACGTTCAATATTGCAGGTGTCAGTCTGACCGATGGTGAAGCGCTGCCATCGGGCTACAAAAATCAATCTCAACCTTATAGCGCACAATCTGCCAATGACCGCGCGGCTGGTAAAGCCATGCCAATCTACAGCGCTATAACCACTGCCGGAGCCGTTCAGTCATTGCTCATCGGCGTCTACACGCAGTTGTAAGAGGAGCCTTAGATGAGTTTGAATCCATTCAGTTCTACCAGCGTGACCTACTCATTCAAAGATCTTGTGGGCGCACTTGTAAACAGTGTCTTTGGTGTGACAGTTTCACTGGCTGGCGGCAACATTGGTATCGGTCAGATTACCATCGCGATGTCAACGGCGCGTACCTCACAGGACGTCGCCGCTGACGGCGTGGTTATGCCAAGCTATCTGGCCGGCAATAACGGAACTTGCACTATCGAAGTTCAACAGACCAGCGCACTGCATCACGCATTGCTTGGCCTGTACAACCTCAGCGTCACGGCGGCTGACAACGGCGACGTCACCGGCTGGGCCGCGACAGTTATCAGCTTCCGTACGCAGCTGGACGGTAGTACACACGTGCTGTCTGGAGTCAGTTTCAATAAGATTCCTGACAAACCTTATCACGCATCTGGGTCTCGTGTATCTTGGGAACTGATGGCGTGCAACATCGTTAACACGTAGCACAGCGCAGTTATCAGCCTGCAAGGAGGCTTAACCAAATGGTACAAGTAAAGACGACGATCGTAACTGTCAATGGCCAAGACTATCAGGTACGCAAGATGACACCTGTCATTGGAAGTTACATCTGGCAACTACTGATGGCAGCGTGCTTCAAGGCTAGTCAGGCGATGGGCACTCAAGCTGAAGAGGCTGCAGCAAAAGCACCTGACAAACCAGATGAAACTACACCTGCCGATAAGTTGCGTGGCTTGTGCGGCATTGCCTTCATGCAATTAGACTTTGACAAGTATGAGTTCATTCAAACTAATTGCATGAAGGTGGTGTCGCATATGGAGACGCTGCCAGGTGGTAATGCGCCGACACCCATGGCTCTTATGACTTGGAACGGCACTTGGGCTGAGGCAAGTGTAGCTGATGACCTCATGCTTGTAACGCGCCTTATGACTGAGGCGCTGGTGTTCAGTCTATCATCTTTTTTGGCACCAAGCGGGACTGGTGCGTAGATACCAGCCCCGCCAAGTATGACCCGGTTGCATTCCCTTCCATAGACCCGCTAATTTGGCGGCTAATATCAGCAGGTCTATGGAAGCAGCATGAAACATTTGACGGGACATACGATGTGCAAGATCTGGCCGATGCGCTTGAGTACCTTGATGTTAAAGAAGAAAACACTAAGCGCTACAATGACTGGAAAGATCGACAAACTAAGTGACTGGAGGTGCTTATGTCAAATATCGTGGATGAGTACCTCGTAAAACTTGGTACAGTTGTAGATTCATCAGGTATATCACGTTTTCAAAATGCACTGCGTGAAATGCAGCAAAGCGTCAACGTAAATGCAATGGCGATGGCCGCGTCATTTCTAAAAGCGCAGACAGAGATTGTCGGTGCTTTTGCCGCTATTGGTGGAGCTGCTCTTGGCCTGGTTGATAAAGTCGCCATGGCTGACCAAGAGTACCGCCTATTCGCCATGCACATGTACATGTCCAAAGATGCTGCGCGCGGGCTTAAGATTGCCATGGATGCATTAGGACAGCCACTCGAGAACCTTAGTTGGGACCCGGAGCTGCGCAGACGCACTAGCCAGCTGCTTAAAGATCAGCGTGCCATGGCGCCTAATGGCGATTATGAAGAGCAGATGCACAAAATTCGTGACATTCGCTTTGAACTTACACGTACTGAGGTGGCGGTAAAGTATCTTGGCATGCATGTCGTGCAGGATTTTATGAAGGAGCTTGGCCTCGGCCCCGATACATTACTTGCCAAATTGCATAACTTTAACCGCTGGTTGACCACCAGTTTGCCGGAGCTTTCTGAAAAGCTCGTAAAATGGTTTCTACCCATTTGGCGTGATATCAAAGAAGTATTCAAGCATACCGCCAGCGCCATGATTGATGTTGGCCGTGCCTTCAGCGACGTAGTCGGCGCTTTGACCGGTGACTCCGCCATTAAAGATGCTGATAGCGATTTCGATAAATTCGGTGCTACTATTCAGAAGATTTCACACATCTTTACCGTCTTCGCAGAGACACTTACTGACGTAGTAGACCTACTGGCAAAAATCATTAGTGCAATTGTGCACGCTGGCACGCTGAACTTTTCGGCGGCTTGGAATGATGTCAAGGCCATGCGCAAAGACATCAACGCACGTACGGTCGGCGCCGGAATTTTGCTCGGCACGACAATACTTGCGCCAGAGGCATTACCTGAAGAACTGGATGCTGTAGAAGGCTTAGAAGGTGAAGAACTAGCTACTGGCTTGGTAAAGGCGCGCAAGGCATTACCATTTTATAAAAGACTGCCCATGAACGCACTGAATTTAGCCCAAAAGCATCCGCTTACCACATTTGGTCTTGGTGCAAATATCGGCGACGCTTTTAACGGCACCACCGGACTTACGATGGACACTGCATCACCAGAGTTAATGCAGGCGCTTTGGATGGCGGAGTCTAGTAATAGTGACACAGCACAGAATCCTACTAGCAGTGCTTATGGCGCCGGACAACTGCTTGACGCGACGGCTAGATCACTTGGTGTAGATAAGTACGACCCGGCACAAAATCGTGCTGGTAGCCTGGCTTTGATGAATGACGCGTTAAGGCGCAGACATGGCGATCTTGCGGCAGCTATCGCAGACTATCATGAGGGTGGCCCGCAGATGGACAAAGTTCTTGCTCAGCGGGCCACTCTGTCGCCAGGCGCTATTTATGACGTGCGTAGAACCCTTAGCGGCATGGGTTATACTGGTGACGTAAATGCAGGCGGCGTTACCATTCACATCACGCAGCAACCAGGTGAGAATGCTGAACACGTAGCTAGACGTACTGCTGATGCTGTGGTAGATAAGCAAAAGCAGTTCCAAGAGTTCATGGCGCAACGTAATCAGCAGGCATTTGATATGGGGTTTCATTAAATGACAGTATTAGTAGGTGCACCATCACTCGCGGCTCCAGGTTTAGTTGTAGGTGCATATATACCACCACAATGGGTTGGGCCTGCGCAGGTAACGCTGATTGTATCTAGTGACGGCTCAAGTTCTGGCGAATCATTGGTAACCTACGTGTTCGACGCTGTACTAGAGATGGATCACGAACAGTCTGTAGAAAAGACGCGGCATCCTGTACAGACGGGTTCCGATATTTCAAGCCACGCATATATGATGCCAGCGCGCTTGTCGATGTCTATCGGCATGTCAGATGCAATGGCGCAGTACTCACAGAGTCGAGGTAACGCATCGCCAGGCACGCTTACCGGCAATGGCAGTGGAGCAGCGACTACGTGGAGTGGTGGCTCCAAGTCTAAGAGTGTGAATGCGTATCAAACCTTGGTGACCCTACAAACAAATCGTCAGCCGTTTACCATTGTAACGCGCCTGCGCGGTTACGCTAACATGATTCTTACCAGTTTAGCGCCGCATGAAGACTACCGTACTATTACCGGGCTACGCGCAAGACTAATCTTTGACCAGATATTTACAGCATCGACTACGACAGCCTCGGTTAGCGCACGCGCAGACGCAACGGATCAGACTGGCACTGGCACAGTTAATCCAACGCCAGTACCGACTAGCACACAGACACAGTTTAAGCAGCCTAAAACACTCGCTGATATGCACGGCAATAATACCGGCAATACCGTAAGTAGTACGGTAAATCCAGCCGTACCAGCAACAAAGTTGGTAGACTTAGCATCTGATATCGCGTTTGATTACGGCTTTGGTGGTGGGTACGGCAGTTCGCCTGGGCAGACTGGAGCACCTTAGTGAGCAGCCAAATTATTCCATTGTCTAATGCTCAGAATCAGACCTTCAAAGTGCCGTTGTCAGTAAATAACAGCACATTCACCTTGAATTTAGTTGTTAGCTACAATGCGATGGCTGGCTATTGGCAGCTGGCTATATCAGATGTTAATGGCGGTTTGCTCATAGCTTCCGTGCCGCTTATCACTGGCTGGTATCCTGCTGCGAATGTACTGACTCAATATCAATATCTGCAGATTGGTAGCGCATATCTTCTTAATACGGGTGGCGCAGCTATGGATTATCCAGACCAAACTAGCTTATCACAATTCAGTCTAGTTTGGGGAGACAATGTTTCATAACCAATCCTGCAAGGAGGGTTAACATGAAGTTTTTTGATGCAAAGAAACTAGCCGCGGTAAACTTCTCACAAGTGGTCAACGCCTATCTTGAGGTAGAGTCTGTGGGTATAGAGTACCCAGTAGTCGGCATTGCAAGATGTGACATCAACAATCTTGATGCGAATGAAATCAATGACTTAGCCACTGTTTTGGCGACTACTTACAAGGACTTTGAAATAGTCAGGCCGTATAAAGTAAGTCTACCTAGGACTGTGCAGATGTGGTTGCGTTTGTATGGTACACGTAGAAACAGTGACGACAATTCGCTTTACAGTTATACGGTGTACGAGGACAAAGCATCTCTATGAGTACGTCCAGTATTCCTCTCTGGGGCCAGGCGTGGGAGCTGTCAGTACAGATTGCAAACAGTCCTGACCCGATAGTTGTCTCTTACAAGACGTGGAACCCAGAAGCCCTGCACATCACATTCGATGTTATGCAGGCGGCGATAAGTGGTCCTATTTGGTATGCCGATATAAGTATCTACAACCTCAATGATAGCGACGCGCAAACTATTTTGAAGGGAGCTGTTCACGCCACACTTAGTGCCGGCTTTATGACTGACTTTCAAGGCGGTGCAAACCCGGTAATATGGGACGGGCCAGTGTTCCAAGTACTGTTTACACGTGAAGCTGTAGTGGATCAGAAGCTAACGCTGCACTGCGTAGCTAGCCCGCTAAGTGAAATCAATGACGGTATAGTATCATTTGCCACTGGTGTATACTCTAGCCAAGTTACCATAGCCGCTAAAATGATGGCACAAGTCGGACTCCCGCCATTGAGTGCTCAGGCTGGTACGCTTAGTCAGTTGGCCGAACAGCGCATGAACGCTGTACAGTTTCCCAGAGGTAATACTATCTTTGGAAAAACTGGCAAGTTCATTGCTCAGATGGCAGATCACAATTTTCTGCACACGTTTAGCGATGGCAAAACTCAGTACATCACTGACCTTACAAACGGTGGAGCGCCTGTTGATCTGATTTATGCGCCGCCATTTCCACCGGGATACACCGCACAATTCTTAGACTTGCCGGCTGGTACTACGCAGAGCCTTATTGGTACGCCGCATCAAATTGCCGATGGTGCAACGTTTACCGTTCTTTTAGATGCGCGACTCAAGGTTCAACTACCGGCATTGCTAGTCCAACTAGCAGCTACGCAGATAACTCAAATGCAAAGAATGCCGGTAATTGGTGAACAGCCGGTACGTCCACTTTCGCCTAATCTTACATTTTTTGTTGGGCAAGTTCGCCATGTAGGTGATAGTCGCGGTAATGATTGGTACACCGAAGTAACCGGCTTCAGCACCTCATACGTAGAGGCATGGTTAAATCAACTGGGAATTTGAGAGGCTACGCATGTCATCGTCAGCGGTTCCCACGCCACTATTATTCTTGACACCCAGTCAAGTACTACGGTCTGCACCAGAGCAGTGGCTGCAGGCAGTAAAACAGGCATTAGCCGATGCACGGTGCGCAACACCGGCCTTTCTTACCGAGGATTTGGACCCAACTACGACGACCGTGACTGTGCAGATTGCTATTCAAGAGCGTATGCGCATGCCATCTGCAGTAGCGGCTGGCTCAGCCTGGATGGACATACCACCTATCATCAAAGTTCCCATCGCGCTCCCGCGTGGCGGCGGTTTTAGCTTCACACTGCCACTGAAGAAGGGCGATGAGGGTCTGCTAGTTTTCTGTGATACATGCTTTGACCTTTGGTGGAAACACGGCCAGACGTCCAGTCCGGCTCCAACTATGCCAAAGGGCGCGCCGTCGTCAGGTTCACAGCGGCAGCTTGAAGTGCGTCGGCATCATGTGCATGACTGCGGTTTTATACCAGGCATGTGCAGCCAGCCGAACATGCTGAGTAATTACTCTACTACGTCTGCGCAACTTCGTAGTGATGACGGTACTACGATTGTCGACGTGGATGCACTAGGTAGCATAACAATCACCGCGCCAAGTGGCATAACTGCCGACACCCCCGGCTCAGCTTTTTCAACGACTGGTGACGCTGCTATCGGTGGTAATCTAGCCATAGCCTCTGGTGCCAGCGGTGTGTTTTCTACCGGCACTGGCCAGACTGTGACAGTGCAAGACGGCGTAGTAATTGACATTAGCTGAGGCGTATATGGACATCGCGTATTTTGATTCAGTGGTAGCCGACTTAACTGCTGTTTCAGCAGAACTTACACAGTATGAAGTTTATGTAAACCAGGCGCTTGCTGTGCAGCGCATGTCCTGCTCACAGTTGGCTGCATTTGCTGTCGCAACTACAGAGCGACTAGCACGCACCAATTCACAAGTAGCTGCAAAATCTACAGCTATTACAACGAAAATAACTGTGATGCAGGCCGAAGTCACCAGTGCTATAGCGAAACTTGCGCCATTGCTTACGCCGCCGACAGATCTGTCGTCAGTAATTTCATGGATAACGGCGGTAATTGACACATATGCAGGACCAAGTGCAGCATTAGTGGCACAGCAAGCCGTGCTGATAGCGCAGCTAGCGCGTATAGTGGCAGCCGTAACAACCTGCATAAGCACAATCACGTCTATAACAGCAGCCATTGATGCCGCTATATCGTTGCAGCAAAGTTCTAATGGGTGCTTACTTTAAGAAGGCGGTGGTGTATGGCCAACATAACCTACTTACTACTCGATGCAAACTATGACCCAGTATTTGACCCTGGCGCAGCACTGTCAGACATCGATGCCGTTACACAAGCCATTAAAACTAGACTTAGTTTGTTCCTAGGTCAGTGGTGGGAAAATCTGAATCTAGGCTTGCCAGTATTTACTGTAATACTCGGTCAACTTGCATCGGCGCGCGGTATAGCTGCAATGCAAGCTGTAATACAGCAAAATATATTAGGTACACCGTATGTCACAGGCGTGACCAGCGTCAATGTAAACTTCAGCAATGGCAGACTCACGTACACGGCTACGGCACAAACATCATTTGGCACTACTACTGTAAGTAACTCTTCACCAGCATCTTCAGCAAGCCTAGGGAGTTAATTTCTATGACTACACCAGCTTACGCAGCACCGTCCGTAAGCGCGGCGGGGCTTGTCATTCCGTCTTACGCTTCTATACTTGCTGACAACGTCCAAGCCTATCTTAACATTTATGGACAGAATCAGTATGTAGAAGCTGACTCCGCTATCTATCAGTTACTATCCATCATATCGCTAAAGCAATCAGATACCTGCCAAGGGCTTCAGCTAACCTATAATCAATCTTCGCCAACCACTGCCGTGGGTGCAGGTTTAGATCGCCAAGTGAAGATGAACGGTTTGGCACGAACACCGTACACATACTCCATCGCCACGCTAACTTGTACCGGCACGCCCGGTATCACACTTGTAAATGCTTTTGCGCAGGATCAGAATAACAACCTGTGGGCACTTCCGACATCTGTGCCATTGATAGGCAGTACGGCTTCCGCAGTAGCTACTTGCACTACTCCAGGTGCTGTCACGGCTGAGCGTGGAACAATTAACATCATATCGACACCGCAAAATGGGTGGTCGACTGTCACTAATCTTGCCGATGCCATAGTCGGCGATCCAATTGAAACTGATTCACGGCTGCGCGCACGCCAAGCTGTTTCTGTAGCTTTGCCGGCGCTATCCCCCGTCGCCGCCACCGTAGCAGCCATTCTAGCTGTCCTTGGTGTTACACGTGTCGCTCCCGGCTACCCTACCCCCGGTGGACCTGGTACTTCCATTGAAAATCCCACCAGTGCGACAGATAGTTGGTCTAATCTAGCGCATTCTATCACTATGGTGGTCGAGGGAGGCGGTGATTTAGACGTAGCTACTGCCATCTACGCTAAAAAAACTATCGGCTGCCTTGCACACGGCACGACAGCAGTCACGGTCTATGATCCTGTTACTAACTACCCTGAAGTAATCAGCTTCTATAGGCCGAGTTATGTGTTTCCCTATATTGGTATGTACGTGCACGGGCTTACAGGCTTCACTTCGACCACGCTAGCTGCTATCCAGACTGCCCTTGTTACTTACCTCAGCTCGCTCTCTATTGGCGAAGAAGTAACATATTCAGCTCTTTACGGCGCGGCTTTAGCTGTCACGCCTAATTTATCGCAGCCAGAGTTTTCCATCAAAGGCTTAACACTCGGAACTATTGCCAATGGCCTGTTCACTGTAGTACCTGGCTCTGCAATCGGCGCTGGTTACTTAGTGAACGATACATTAACTGTTGCTGGCGGTACGGGCGGTACAGTTACAGTTGCCAGTGTAAACGGCTCTGGGGGTATTACTGGTATCAATCCGCAAGTAGTCGCGCCGGGCACAGGCTACGCATTAGCCACTGGGTCTTCTGTAACTGGCGGATCAGGCTCTGCTGCTATAGTCAACGTAACTGCTGTGCAGCCTACCGCGGCCGTTGACCTGGCACTGCTGTTTTACCAGGCAGTGCAGGGCCTAGCCGCTAATGTCGTAGTATCGGCGGTGTAGCGTTATGTCTAATAATCCAAACTACGGTGTCCAGGGTTACGGTGACGGCGGCTATGGTAATGAACCATTTGAAGCTTTGCCGATTGGCTACTATCAAAACCTTTTAACGGCACAGTATCGTAATTCGCCTAAACTTACGAAACTGCTCAAAGTTCTGCTACAAAAGTTCGATGATATCAGCCAGTGCCAGGTGAAACTTGATGTGGCATTTGATTTAGACAATGCCGTTGGCGTGCAGTTGGATATGTTGGGCACCACCACCCAAGCATCGCGTATCGTACCATTCCAGCCTAGTTTTGGCGTTAGTCCAGTGATGGACGATGATACATACCGTATTTACATCAAAGCCAAAATTGCACAGAATCAGTGGGATGGCACTATGGGTGGCTTGTACTCATCCTGGTACGCACTATTCCCTCCAGTAAACCTGATTGTTGAAGATGGTCGAAACATGACCGCAACGCTCTATATCGGTGGTCTTCCGTCAACACTTTTAATAGACATGGTTGCTGGCTACGCTGTTAACGGCGCACTGACTGGCCCTGTACACAACAGCCTATTAGTGCCACGCCCAGAAGGCGTAGAGTACAGCTTTAGCTTAGTGACCCTGCCGATATTTGGTTTTGGAGTTGTTAATACACCTTACGTCGCTGCATGGGGCGTTGGACATTGGAGCTGATATGAGTGGTACAACGAACTTCCTAGTTTTCAATCCCACGCAGGCAAATCAAGAGACTGATGCGGACTATTTAGCAGATACGACACGCCTTAGTGGTGCACTTGACGGTAATGGATGGCCCGATAGTAGCGCCAATAAGCTACTGTATCAAGTTTCTACTATGACAGCAGCACTTGCGCAAATGCTGGCCAACAAGGGATTCAGTGTACTAGACGCCAACTACGCCGCGCTGGTAACTCAACTGGGTAACATCTTGACTACAGCTGACGGGCGCGGCGGTCTGCAGAACCTGGCTTGGGCGTCTACCCTCGTACTAAATGCCGCGCTATTTGAGGGCTTTGCAGTGCCCCTCCAGGGCACCACGGCAATAGCGCTGACAGGTGTGAGTGCCGGTGCCTTGTATGTCATGCTCTATACGCAGGATTCTGTTGGCGGGCACGCAGTGACCTTCGGCTCAGGTTTTGGAGCTGGCGCCATGCAGCCTGATCCTATGCCCTATGTGGTGAGTGCCCAGCTATTCATGGCTAATGCAGCTTTGAATCTAGTTCCAATTGGTCCGCTCATATCGCAGGGTGGTATCAATGGAACTCCTATAGGGAACTCAAAGCCATCTACGGGTGTATTCACAACACTTACGCTTGCCGCTGGCGCTCCAGCGGGCCAGGTGTTAACAGGCAATGGCGCATCATTCGTGGCACAAGCGCTCGCGCCCAATTTTACATCAGGGTCCAGTGGCAGTGTACAGTGGCTCAAGTACCCGAACGGTTTGATTGAGCAGTGGATAACCACGCCTATTACTTCTAATTCATACGTGTCCTTCATCACTGGCGGCACCGCTGCGTTTTCAACTACGCCCTTCGTTTTTACGACTAACAATAAGTCTTCAGCAGAATCGCCAATCACAGCGTCATCCGTGTCTACGGCAGGCGCACAGCTTGGGTGCAACGGCGGCGATGATCCAGCAACTTGGTTGGCAAGAGGTTACTAGGAGCTTTCAGCATGGCAAGTGAAACAGCGACGCCTAATATCGGCCTTCAAGTAGCGGGCTACAATCAACCGAACTGGCAGGTGCCAACTAATTTTAACTGGAACCTGTTAGATCTGATTTTTGGCGGTGAGATTACCATTCCAGCGCTGTCAGTTACTTCGCTGACAATTACTAATATTGGTGCAACCATTGCCGCCATGTTTATGCATGAGTCTCCTGCAGGAGCTTTCCCAGGTAATGTGTACACACTAAGCTATGCACCATCACTGCTGTTTGCTTTCTGTTATAATGGGCAGGTTCAGCGGCCTACTGTAGACTACACAATTGCAGGCGCTGTAATAACTACCACTTTTTCTACTTCTTCGGGGGATTCTGTTTATGCATTCTATATGCGTTAAGCCGGTGATTCGCTTGTTAACCTTTGTCTCTTTAATTGTAACTACGCTTAGCGGCCAGACAAAGATAAATCCGATAGGCCAGATCAATTGGCTCCTTATAACTGGCGCTGGAACACCTACGGCTACCGGCGCAGTGTGCTCCTTTTTATACTATGGCCTGTCCTATCAAAATACCACTGTCACGCCAAACACGCGCTATCACTGTGCTACAGATGGTTGGGAGTTAGAGTCAGGCGGCGGAGGTGGTGGCACACCGGGCGGAACGAGTGGCCAAATACAGTACAACAATAGCGGATCGTTTGGTGGGGTGACGAGTGTTCCGACAGCCAATGGCGGCACGGGCGCGATCACGGTGCAAGGAGCGCAGGTAAATCTCGGCATTATCGGCCAGACGTTCAATGTGCAGAACCCCATCTATGCGGGCGGCGTGAGCGGATGGGGTAACTGGGCCTCTGGCTCGATCACGGCAGGGTCTACCACGCTGCAAGTCTCTACAGATTGTCCAGGCTGCAATTGGCCGGTTGGGACGGGCATCAGCATCAGTAGTGGAACGGGCTACTCTGGTCAAAGATTAACCACAACCGTTGTCAACTATAATTCAATTTCGAATACGATAACTCTAGCCGCCGCACCATCGTTTTCGGTGACAGCGACGTCTGGCTTCAATAACATCTGGACCGACGATACGGCGGCAATTAATGCAGCTTTTGCGGCCTGCAATAATGGAGGAAATTTGCCCGTTGGCGGAGTCGTTGAATTTCCGGGGCCAGGGTATTACAACGTTTCCTCGACGATCAATATGTTACAGGGGTGCAGAATCAAAGGAGAGATAGGAGGTTGGTTTGGCAACAACCCCGTTGAGATAAGACCCATTATGCCTACCGCTGGCGTCAGCGCAACTGTTACAAACTTCACGATCTCATCGAACTGCACGACCGGCGGCGCGAGTTGCAAAGGGACAAGCGCCTTTCCTATCATAAACAACAACACCGGGGGCCAATACGAAGTTGCTCCCCATGTGGTCACATTTACAGGAAACAACACATTCGCTCCGAACCAATGGATTGACATATTGGGCTGCTCGAATTCCAACGGAAACCACTTGAACCGGCTTGTCCTTCAAGTGGCCTCAGCGACCTCTACAGGTTTCGTTGCGGTAACCAACGGTCTTTCGCTGACAAATGGAACTTATACCGACACTTGCACGGCGACGACGCGCAATGTGGTTTTTGCCACCGCAGCCAATGCGCGTTATGAAGAGTCGATTGAACGCATT